CCATCCCAGGGTTCTGTTCTTTCTTCCATATGAAGACCCAGTAATTTCAGGCCTTCTGTGTATGCTTTCTCCCACTCTTTGCGGGAGTTTTTATCCATACTAATGTCTTTTTCGAGATCTCCTGCCAGCGTTGACAGAGCTCCTTCACTCATTTCATCGGCTAGATTTGCATTAAAGTCGCCATCTTCGCCATGCTCCATATCAATCTCGAGGTCGCCTGCTTTAATGTGGACTGCTTCAGGATCGACAATTTCAATTTCGATTGGTTCGTTATCCTGGGCTAGACTTTCGAGTCCGGCTGGTGCTTGATGGAGAGACTTGTCAATCATGATGTTCCTTTAAATTAGTTTAACTCGTCCGCCAAAACGATAATTGTCCGGCATTGTTACAGCATTTTGTGATGTTTGCGCTTCATCTAACGGGGGTAATGCTGTTGTTTGTATGTCTGAATTTGGGATTGGCTGCACTTTTGGTGGCACGTAATCTGACTTGCTTTGAATGTATTGATACAGTTCTGCGTTTTTAGGATGCTCTACAACATTCATGGCATTTTCTATCCGTTTGTTATATGCCACAGCATCGGGACCTGATCCATTCCATACTTGAAAATAAGGTTTATTAAGTCTGTCTGCCAGCTGTTGTTTGCTCATAATAGCCGCAGGAAATCCGGCGGCATATGGGTCAAACCCTTGTTTAATTAACCCCTGCTGAATCTTAACAGCTTGTGGATTGTTATAGTCAAAATCGTTATAGCCAAAATTAGAACGGCCCTCAACTAAAGCCATAGCTGTTAGCTCTTTGGGTGTCAGTTGAGGTACGCCATATTGTTCTACTGCGGTTTTATACGAATTTAATAACCGTCCCATCGTTTCTTTGTCAAAGCCAGTATTCGTCGTCTCAATTCCAGTTTTATTGGTGGCATCGGGTCGTCTAGCGGGAATGTATTGGCTTGCCGGTATTTCTTTAGTATCTGGAAGATAAAACTCAGGCGTTTTAACAAAGTCTGGTTTTTTGTGCATGTTAAGATCACGCCACCTCTCGTATCCAAATAGATGCTCTTCCGGCGCACTTCCTGCTGGATAGTACCCACCGTGTACGGTATATATTTTTTCGTCCGCCATGATGTTCCTTTAATAATATGCAGCTTTTCGACGGAAATTGATCGGCTCATCTTTCTCGTCGGTATTCAAAGAGAGGAACCCGCCCTGTCTGAATCTGCGCAATGCCTGCGTTGTTGAGTCCACAAGGTCATCGTGATCTGAATTAGGGAAAGCAGCCATCTCTTCTATCAACTCATCTGCCCATCTCGTAGGCGGTGCCCATACTTTACCACTCGCAAAAAGATCTGCTACTGAATTGATTCTCACCATCTTATCATTTCCTCTGCTGGGAGTAAAATCCTGCACCGGAATTCCCATCGCCCTCAATTCAAAAATCAGCGGCGCTCCACTCGCTTTCGCCTCAACAATAAAAGCATCTGGCTGCCAATTCCTATATTCCTCTAACGCCACCTGTTTTAATTCAGGAAACTCCATCCTCGCCTTAAATGCATCGAGAAGGATCACGTTCGGGTCTTGGGGGTTCTCATTCATGTAAAAAACTCCCCAGGTCGTACAAGCAGAATAGTCAGCCCGCTCAGACTTCGTAAAGGCCGTATCCCAAGACTGAATAATATATTCGCATGCAGGAGGATCTTGATCCCATACCCTCCACCATTCCCGCTTTACAATCGCACCCTCCTCAGATGTGGGGGATTGCATGTACTGCGCATTCCATTTTGCAGCGGGAAGTTCAGACTTTAAAGCTTCGAGTTCCTCTATCCTCCAGAACTCTGGCCATAAAGGTTTACCGCTCGGCATGATAGCCGGTAGCTGTATCACCTCCCACTTCTCTCCATCCCTGTCGATCATGGACTGGACAATCCTGCCGGTCAGATCCCTTTTGGCCCAGCGGGTCATCACGACGACAATAGCTCCACCAGGTTGTAGACGCTGGCGGGGGCCGGATGTGTACCATTCGTAGACTTTATCGAAGACGGATGGGTCTCCGGCTGCAAGGGCTGCTTCTTGTTCGGAATGGGGATCGTCGATGATGAGTAGGTCCGCACCCTTACCCGTTACCGTACCGCCAACACCGATAGCGAAATACTCTCCGTCTTTATTTGTAGACCACCGGCCAGCGGCCTTACTGTCTGACCTCAGATTCACAAATGGGAATATTTTGTGGTATGTCTCGGAGGCAACAAGGTTCCTGACCTTGCGACCAAAACCCACCGCGAGTTCAGCTGTGTTAGATGTCTGGATAATCTTTTTACCGGGATACTTTCCCAAAAACCAAGCGGGTAACATAAAAGAAGCAAACTCAGATTTCGTATGACGGGGAGGCATGTTGATGATTAGCCGCTTTAGCTTGCCGCTTGCGATCTCCTCAAACTTCTCAGCCATCAGCTCATGATGACGACCGTGTATAAAGCCGGGCCACATCTCATTCACGAACAGCATAAAGTCATCGGCGGCTTTCTCTACGCTCAAGCTCTGTTTGTAGACCTCGAACATATCCCACATCTCCTCCGCCATCTCGGGAGGCATGTTCTGGATCGCCGCTTCCATCTGCTCTACGTTCATGCCAACTCGCTAAACTTAATATACACAGGCCGAACACTCCTGTCCTTGCCTTTGATCTTCTTACACACACCCAACTTCACTAAGTTATCAATAACCCTGTGAACGTTACCACGACCCTTATCTCCCGTGATCCTCATAATATCATCATAAGAAGGCCCGTACCCAAACTCCTTCCACCACATATCTATCGCATCAAATACATTTCTCTCTTTAACCGTCATATCCTTCTCCTTACATTGAGCCTCAGTCAATCGCCCAGGCTTTCTCATCCACTCCAACTCCCTCTTTGTAGGCGTATATTTTATCTTCACTTCAAAAACCCATTTTTTTCCTGAATAAAATCAACAACTTACAAGCGCTCTGGTAATATTACCACCCCTACTTGTAGTAGGGTTATTCGATTTTCCAAATATATATACCCCCCACCTCATTGCGTTTCGGAAGGTGACGGGGGGGTTTCTGGGAGATCAACACTTTTTGGGGATGGTTGAGTGAGGGGAATAGTATGCGTAGGATCCCCTACCGTCTCGCTCGCGCTCGTGGGGGGTGGGGGCGCGGTGGGGTCTGCGCTCTCTGAAATTTCCGCCAACAAAGATGCGCCTCCCGAGCGTTTGGGCTTGGCCTCGACGTCGATCACTTGTTTGATGCGCTCCAGCAACTGCGCTTTAATGTCACCGCTCTTTTGGTGGATGACTGTTGTCTCCTTGCGCTCCATGAACGCGCCCACATCGTAGAGCTTGCCGATAAGCTCAAGGGCCTTCATGCGCTGAGCGGGAGGGAAATCCTCGTCGATGGAGTGCTTGACTAGCTGATGGATTAGAAGGGCTTTCAATTCTCTGGGAGTTCGCTGTTTTTCCGCCTCAATAGCCAACTTGTAGGCCTCTACCTCGCGCGAGACTCTGGCATCTTTGGCGAGCTTGTAAGGGTGTGTGTCGAGTGTTGACGTATTGGTGGTGTTGTAAACCCTTGAATACGCTTTCCTCTTGGACATTGTGCCAAGTGCTAGCTCTTTTGCGAATTCTCTCTGCTTATGTGTGAGCGGTTGTTTTGTCCCCAGTATTTGTTCGATGGGTGTTTTATCTAATGTCTCTCTTATTTGTGCCTTCGAGAGTCGAGGCGGGCTTTTTCTTTTAGCGGGCTTTTCTGTTTCAAGTGACATTGTGCGACCTCATAATGGTAACGTTTCCATGAGTATAAACGCAGACACCGCACATCTGCAACACTCGATCGCCACAAAACCCCTCAAAAACAGAAATACTCCCTTATAAATCAACAACTTACACGCGTTGGCACGAATCTTGTCTGCTATATATATGTAAGGGTCGAAAATGTTAGCCCTTATTTTCTACAACTACTGGAGAGCATAAATGAAAGTAACACAGTCACTCATTGAAGATTTTGTAATCAGCGCCCGCAAGAATGACATTCACAATTTGAGCGCCTATTTGCCCCGAAACCATAAGCTAATCACGAGCAACATGACCAAGCAAATCCGCAAGCTGAAAAACTATTACGCTTACGG